ACACAGGCGCACTGTCGTTCGCTCCTACAGGAAACAACAAGAGCATGCCTAGTCCCGCACTAAGCGCAGACGACGCGCTGGGCACCGGCGCTCTCAATCAGATCGAAAAGCCAGACAACGTCTATGACGGCTTGATGCAGATGGCTTCATCGCTGGCTGGCATCAGCAACCCGGAGCAGGCGAAGGCTCTCACCTCGCAGATGCTCGCGGGCCGCAAGGCGCAGGGCACGTGGTCCCACCAGATTTTGCCGAACGGCCAGATCATGGTGTCCAACAGCCAAGGTGGCATGAAGGTCATTGGCAAGCCCGGTGACTACAGCAAGGACGACACGTTCCAAGCCATCAACTCGATTGATCCGAACACCGGTCTCCCTCTCTCGCGCATCTACAACAAGAACACCGGACAGTGGGCAGACGGCGGTCAGAATGGCGCAGCCTCCAATCCGGCCAGTGCGCTTCCCGACAGCTTCGACGAGTTCAAGCAGTTGAACCCCACCGTGGCGAACCGCGTCGAGGCAGTTGAGCAGGGCCTTCAGGACTTCCCGAAGGGCGGCAAACTGAAGCCTCAGGACCAGATGGTCGTGAACGCTCTCGCCAAGTACAAGCCGGACGTTGACGCCAACGTGTTCAACACCCGCAGGCAGTTCAAGAAGGACGACGCCATGAGTTCTCCTCAGTCGTTCGGTGGCGGCCTCCAGCGCACCAACACGGCGATGGGCCTGATGGACGACGTCTTGAACTCATATGGCAAGATCGGAAACACCCGATCATCGCTAGGTGCTGGCGCCGCCACTGTCGAGAACTACCTGTCCTCAGGTGGTGACACGCAGGCCAACTACCGTCGTGACCTGGAGACGAAGGCGCAGAACGCTGCTGCCGACATCAACGCGCTGCAGACCAACGGCAAAGGCGGTCAGGCTGAACGTGAGCACATCAAGGAAGGCCTCTACCTTCCCTATGCCTCTCCCCGTGAGCAGGCGGGTGCGATCCAAGGCCATCTCGATACTCTCCGCGCCGCTGTTGATGCCAAGTTTGAACACGAGGCTCGGCAGATGGGTAAGGACTTCGTCGAGAAGGACCCGCGCTATCAGGAATACAAGCAGCGCCTCACTGCCATGCAGCAGAAGGTGGACCAGCTCTACAACGCCGACTTCTCGTACGCCAAGGGCGGCAAGTCCGCTGCTCCAGCAGGCACACCCGCCCTTCCGAAGGGCGTTAAGTCCATCCAAGTAATCCCTCAATAAGGCAACCATGCCCGTTTTTGAAATCGGCCTCGACGATGGCCGTAAGCTTCGCATTGAAGCCGACGACCAAGAAGCCGCTCTGGCGGGCGTGGCTCACTTCCAAGGTAGCTCCGCAGCCCCGGAGAAGGAGGCGCCCAGCGCGCTCTCCGACGTAGCCATGCAGGTCCCGACCGGCTTCAACGAAGGTCTCGCCAATACGGTGGGTGCTCCTGTTGACGCCGTGTCGTGGGCCATGCGCAAGGCAGGGCTTCCTATTCCAGACAACGCGGTCGGCGGCTCGCAGTCCATCAAGAATGCGCTGGGCTACATCAAGGCCAACCCCGACAACGCCCCGGCTCAGACCACGGCAGGCAAGTTTGCCCGCTCCGCTGGTGACATGGCCTCACAGGCTATCCTACCGGAAGCCGCCGTCGCAGGCATGGCCTCCCGGCTCAGCCCGAGGGCTCTCAACGTCGCTCAGCAGGTCGTCGGTGACGGCAGCAACGTAGCCCGAACGGCAGCCACAGGCGCAGCCGCAGGCGTCGGCGCTGAAGCCGCTGGACAAGCCACGGACGGCACCGCGCTCGAACCCATAGGCCGCATCGCTGGCGCTGTGGCGGGAGGCAGTGCTGCAGCTCGACTGGCCGCTCTACGTGGCGCAGCTAAGACGCAGGCGCTTCCGACGCTCGACGAAGTCAACGCCGAGAAGACCCGGCTCTACAACGACCCTACGGTCAAAGACCTTCGCATTCACCCGCAGGCGGTGAACGGTCTCGGCAACGACATCGCGCAGTCCCTCGACCAGCGCGGGTTCTTCCCCGAGGATCACGGCCCCGTCTTCACCGCTGTCAACCGTCTGCGCAACGCCAGCGGTCCTGTGTCAGTCGATGAGCTGGACGCGGTGCGCCGGTCTCTCAATAACCACGCAGGCCAGCTGAACGAAGGGCGCCCGACGCCCACCGCAGCTGCCGCCAGCCACGCCAAGAGCCTGCTCGACGACTTCGTGCACTCCGACATGACGGACCCGGCGAACGTACTGCAAGGCAACGGCGCTGCGGCTCGTGACATCCTGTTGAAGGCTCGCGCCAACGCAGGCGCTGCGATCCGCTCCAGCAACGTCTCCCGGCTGATCAACAACGCCGAAACAGATGCTGCCACTGCCAACAGCGGCATGAACATCCAGAACCGCATTCGTCAGACGCTCAAGCCTCTCCTCAAGAACAACGAGGCGAAGATGGCCGGGTACACCGACGAAGAGCGTAACGCTGTTCGTAAGCTGGTGCTCGGCTCTGGCGCCATGAACGCTCTACGCCACGTAGGCAACGCCATCGGAGGCAGCGGTATCAGCGTTCTTCCCGGCGCTTTCATTGGCCACGCAGCTCTCGGCCCCGCAGGCGCGGCACTTCCCGCAGCAGGCTGGGCGCTGAAGAAGGCAGCCAACGCAATCACACAACGGCAGGCACGCAACGTCGCGAGCAAGCTCCTCGAAAGCGCACCGCTGGCTCAGCCAAAGGTCGCAGCCAACAACGCAGTCAAAGCGGCCAACAGCGCCGCAGCACGTCACCTCATGCTCCTCAGCACTCTGCGCGGCATGATGGGCGGCAACAACACAGGACAGTAATGGGGAAGCCGAGAGCGCCTCGCAAGAAGTCGCCTCGCAGCAAGTCCAAACGGAAGCAGCCCGGGTTCTCTTCGACACTGAAGAGGCTCTGGGCCACTCCGGAGTTTCGCGAAAAGATGAAGCAGCGGGACGAAGCCCGGATTGCTGCAGCGAAACAGAACCCAGAGAACTTCTGGCGACGCGGTGTCCCTGATGGGATGCGCAAAGCCGACGCGGACGCCAAGTGGGCCGAAGCGAACCAACTAGCAGACAGGTTTATCCAGATCATGAAAGAACAAGGCGAGTTGCCCGACGAGGAAATCGTTGAGGTGACCACGCTCGATGACGAAGGCAACAAGGAGACCATGTCGGTCCCGGTGCCCGTCAGCGACAACGGCAAGGCCGAGCGCGCCCTCCGTGAAGCCTTCGTGCTCGCGGTAGGCCCGACGAACTTGCAGACCAAGACACAGGCGATCCGCATCGTGCTCGACTTCACCCGTTCGAAGCCCGAGAGCAAGACGAAGCTGACCGTCAACCCGATGGCGTTCCTCGACGACCTCGATGACTGATCTTCTCTCTCCAGAGCAGCGTGCCAAGCGCAAGCGGCTCAGAGATGACTTTGAATTCTACGCCTCCAAATGCGTGAACATCAGGACGAAGAAGGGCAAGATTACCAAGCTCGTCCTGAACCGCGTGCAGCGACGCTTCCTCAAGATGGTCCTCGACCAGTGGGAGCGTACAGGCAAGGTCCGGCTGGTTGTGCTCAAGGCACGCCAGCAGGGTCTCTCTACCGTCATCTCAGCATTCCAGTATTGGTGGCTGTCGCAGCGCAAGGCCCAGAAGGGTCTCGTCATGGCTCACGAAGGTGAGAGCACGACGGCGCTGCTCGACATGTACCGCCGTATTCACGACAACATCCCCGAGGTCGTAAAGCCTCACACCAAGTATCTATCCCGAAACGAGCTGAACTTTGATGAACTCGATAGCGGCATGCGTGTCGCGACTGCTGGTGGTCGTGGCGTTGCTCGCGGTGAAACCCTCACCTTCACGCACCTCTCAGAGGTTGCTTTCTGGCCCGTTGCCTTCGCTCATACGAACTTCAACGGTCTAGTGCAGGCAGTGCCTGAAGAAGACGACACGTTCATCTTCCTTGAGAGCACTGCGCAAGGTGTCACCGGCAAATTCTACGAGATGTACCAAGGCGCCTGCGATCCGACCAGCATTACCTGGAACGGCTACGAGGTGTTCTTCTCGGCATGGGTCGAGAGCGATGAGTACCGCTCACCCGCGCCCGCTAACTTCCAGCGCACACCGGACGAAGACGACATCGCGGCTACCGCACTACAGCTCTACGGCATCGCCGTGGATAACGATCAGCTGTACTGGCGCCGTAAGAAGGTCGGCACGAGCGGTCTCGAACTGTTTCAGCAGGAATACCCGCTGACGGCAGACGAGGCCTTCCTCAGCACCGGTCGTCCCATCTTCGACAACCTCAAGATCACGAAGCAGATCAAGGACTGCAAACCCCCGATCACCCTCAAGGCGGTCGAGGAAGCATTCGACGAGAAGACCCACAAGCCTCTGCCGCTCCGCGTTCTGCGTGAGCATGCACGAGGTGAGCTGAAGGTCTTCCGCGAGCTTGATCCCAAAGAGAGCTACGTGATCGGCGCCGACGTAGGCATGGGCCTGCGTCAGGGCATCAAAGGCCGCAAGGACGGTGACCCCTCGGTCGCCCAAATCCTCGACAGCCAGATGAGGCAGGTCGCCATGTGGCGTGGCCTGTGCCATCCCGACGTGTTCGCGAAAATTCTCGAGACACTGGGCTATCACTACAACAGCGCGACCATCGCACCCGAACGGAACAACCACGGTCTCGTGACCTGCGTTGCTCTGCGCGACAGCAATTATCCGTATCTCTACACAGAGCAGACGGAAGGCACGCTGGAGCCCGACAAAGACACGATCAAGCTCGGCTTCTACACGAGCGAGGCAACCAAGCCTCTGATCATCGACAAACTCCGTGCTCTCCAGCGAGAGGACGAAATTGAAATCAACGACGAGACCACGCTGAAGGAAATGAAAACCTTCGTCGTGAGTGAGAACGGCAAGATGGAAGCTGAGGCTGGCACACACGACGACTGTGTGATGGCCCTCGCCATTGCCGCTTACGCCCACGAAGGCAAGTGGAAGCCCGTGGAAGTCGACGACGATTTCTATACCGAAGCAATCTAAGGAACCATGGCGAAGAAGCCAGCTACTTTAACAGACGCGGAGATTTTCGCGAAAGTTGACGCGAAGAAGCAGAACAGCGTTGGCTGGTTCGATAGCCGCCTTGCTCGTGAACGCGAGCGTGTCACCCGATACTTGAACGGCGAACTCCCCAAGCGAGCCAGTGAAGGCTCAAGCTCCTACGTTTCGTCCGACGTCTATGACAGCGTCGAGATGCAGCGTTCGCAGCTGCTTGAGGTGTTCGCTGGTGGTGACCACATCGCTCAGTTCGATCCTGATCAGGATATGAACGCTGAGAACTGCCGCGTCGCGACCGAATACGCCTCCTACGCAATCTTCCGCCTCAACGAAGGCTACAACATCTTCAACAGCGTGATCTACGACGGGCTTACCGCCCGCGCAGGCGTCGTGAAGGTGTTCTGGGAAGAGAAATACACGACGAGTGAAGAGACCTTCGGGCCTCTCTCCTACGAAGACGCCTATGCCCTCTCGGTGCACGACGATGTGTCCGAGTTCGAAGCTGATATGGACCCTGCCACGCAGGCGTTCCACGGCACGCTGACGCGCAAGAAGGATGTCTCCAAGATCACCATCGTTGAGGTGGCGCCTGAGGAGTTCCTGATCGAGCCGCTGGCCACTACGGTGCGCCGCGCGAACTACTGCAGTCACCGGACGCCGAAGACCAAGGCTGAGCTGATGGAGATGGGGTATCCCCGCGCCATCGTTATGCGCATCCCCGGCGACGACGCCCGGGAGCTGCAGTTCAGCCCTGAGGTGCTGGCAAGGACCGACAAGACGACGGCCGACGCGAGTGACGACCCCATCGATAACGAGATGGAGTATGTGGTCTACTACGAGAGCTACGTGCGGATGCAGATAGACGCCAAGAAGGGCGTGAGGCTGTACAAAATCTGCCACGCTGGCAACACCATCCTCGACAAAGAGGAAGTGGATCAGGCTCCGTTCCTCGCTTACATCCCGCTGCCGATCCCCCACGTCTTCTACGGCAACAACTTCGCGGCCCGCGTGATCCACACGCAGAATGCCCGCACCGTGCTCTATCGCGGTGTGCTCGACCATACTGCCATCACGACCAACCCGCGCTACATGGTGGTCAACGGCGGCTTGATGAACCCGCGCGAGCTTCTCGACAACCGCCTCGGTGGTGTCGTCAACGTTCGTCGGCCGGATAGCGTCGCACCGTTCGTGCAGAACCCGCTCAACCCGTACGTCTTCCAGACGCTGTCGCTCCTCACGGAGAACAACGACAAGTCCACGGGTATCTCTGCTCTGTCGCAGGGCCTCAACAAGGACGCCATCAGCTCCCAGAACTCTCAGGGGCTGGTGGATAACATGATGAAGGCCTCCGGGCAGCGCGGGAAGATCATGGCTCGCAACTTCGCAGTCAACTTCCTAGTGCCGCTTATGCTTGAAGTCGTTCGCCTCGCTATCATCCACAAGGATAAGCGGGTGATCGAGGTTGCGGGTCAACCGCTCAACATCGACGCCGAGCAGTGGGCCGAACGCACGACCTGCACTGTGTCTCAGCACCTCGGTTATGGTGAGAAGGACATGGCAGCCAACGAGCTGGGCCAAGGTTACCAGATGCTCGCCAAAGACGGCGGTCTGGGCAACATGTTTGGTGGTCAGCAGCGCTACGAGATGCTGCACGACATCGCGAAGCTCAAGGGCTTCACGCGGTTCGCTGCTTATCTCGATCCGAAGGCGCCGCCTCCGCAGCCCGATCCGTTCAAGACGCGCGAGCTGGACATCAAGGACAAGACGGCACAAGCCGCCCTTATGGCCGTACAGGTCAAGCAGAACAACGACAACCGTCTGTTTGCCAACGACCAAGCCAAGCTCGAACAGAACGCAGCCGACATGCACATCAAGGCTCTCGACCTAGATCGTACCAACGACCGTCAGGACGCAGAGACCACAGCTCGCATCCAACAGGGTGAGGAGCAGATGGAAATCGAGCGCGAGAAGATTGCCGCCCAAGAACGCGCCGCACAGCGAACAGCTGCCGTGGCCGCTCTCAAGGCACAGCAGAAACCCGCAGCACCCGCAGGTAAATGAACGACCTCGTCAACTACATTCAGAACTACCTGAAGACGCCATCGACCTCGGTCGCTGTACGCACTGGGGGCGGCCATGTCGCCGTCCCCGGGCGCGGGCTCTCAGCTAAGCAGCCCCACATCATCGACGGAGAGTTCTCCGAGGTGCCACGTGGGCTCGGCGGTCCCGGTGGGTCCGTCACCAGTCCCGGCACAGGCCTCCAGCGCACCTACGGGGAATTCTCCGAGGTGCCGAAGGAGCTGTCCGGTCCCGGTGGATCATTGGCTCGCGGCGTAGGCTCCGTAGCCTCTGCCGCTGGCACCTCTGGGGGTCTGGCTTCCATGGCCAACCCGCTCCTCGCGGCGATCATGGGCTCGATCCAAGGCGACACACTCAACAACCACAAGGGCTTCTTCTCCGACAAGGGGAATGAGCCTCCGGCGCCCGCAGGGAACGTCACCAGTGCACCGATGCCTCCCGTAGGTGTTCCGCGTGCTGGCGATCCCGGCGCGCCATCACCGCCCATCTCTGGCGTTTCCCCGGGCTACCAAGACCCGCCCGCTCCCGCCGCACAGGCTGCCTCGCAGCTCCCGTGGTGGGCGACCGGTGACATGACACAGATGTTCCCCGGCGCAGGTCCTTCGGCTCACGTGCCGATGCCTCGGGCTCGCCCAGCGCAGGCCCCAGCGGCTCCCGCAGCTCCACAGGCTGCCCCGCAGGAGAGCCAACCGGACACCAGCTTCTTCATGCGCAACGCGATGATGATGCGTGACCCGGCCACAGGCGAACTCATCGATCCCTCAGGCGCAGCGTCCGTTCGCGGACCCGACCTGATCAGCAAGATGATGAAGTATCTGCACGACAAATGAACGACGATACGATCCTCGCGCTCGGTAGCTTCTGTAAGGAGCTGCTGGGTGCCGAGGCTTTCCAAGCTCTGGTGCAGATGCACTCACAGCAATGCGCGGCCGACATCCTCGCCACGCAACCTCATGAGACCAAGGCCCGCGAAGGTATCTACGCGGCTTACCAAGGTTTCGAGAGCTTCCTAGGCCTGACGAAGAAGTTCGCTGACGCCTACGACAAGCTCCCCCACCTGCAAAACATTGATGCGCCCGCTCCAGGTCAGATCGACGACGAGTTCGATGATCCGAGTGTGCATGACATCTACGACGGAATGAATTGATCATGTCAGCCATCCACTCGGACGCTGCTATACTGAATGACTACCCGGACGCCATCGAAGACGATGATGCGTTCATGAATGCCCTCTTCGACAACGAGACCGACGAGGTCAAGGACGCTCCCAAGGAGCCATCCTCTGAAGACGAAGAAGAGAAAGAAGACGAGACCACCACCGACGACGAAGCTAACGACGACGATGAAGCCTCCGATGAAAATCCAGAGGAAGAAGACGGCGAAAGCGAAGACGACGGCGAAGCCAAAGAAGACGAAGCCAAGGCCAAGAAATTCGTAGAGGTCGATGACGACACCTACGTCAAGATCAAGGTCGATGGCGAGGACCGCGAAGTCAAAGTCGCGGACCTGAACCGTCTCTGGGGCCAAGAGGCTGCTCTCACCCGCAAGTCCCAAGAAGTCGCAACGGCCAAGACCCAGTACGACGAAGGCACCGCGAAGAACCTCGCTGCCTACAGCGTCCTGATGAACCGTGCCACCGAGCGTGCAGAGGAATTCCGCAAGCTTCCGTGGACGCAGCTGATGCGGGACCAGAACGTACCGAATGACCAGCTCGTGGCCCTCCAAGAGGACGCGCGCAAGGCGTTCGAGGAGGAGGCGTTCCTTAAGAACTCCATCGACGGCTTTATGCAGAAGGTCCAGACGGACCAGCTCGCAGCCCGCAAGGTTGCTGCCGCCGAGTGCCTCCAGAAGCTCAACGACACCGCCAGTCCCCTGCACATCAAGGGCTGGAGCGAAGCGCTCTACAACGACCTGCGCACCTTCGCTTCTGGTGTTGGTATCGCCCCGGAGATGGTCAACTCCATCACCGATCCCGCAGTGATCAAAATTCTCCACATGGCCCATCAGTTTCAGAAGGGCGCGTCGAAGGTCGTCACCACGAAGGTGAAGAAGACCCCGACGAAGATTGTGAAGAGCACTGCATCTGCTCCCGCCTCGCGCACCAGCGCAGCGAAGACTGTCGTCACCAAGCAGGCCGTAGCCAAAGCTGCACGGTCGGGCTCTGAAGTTGACGCAATCGCCGCGTTCGAAGCGCTGTTCGACTAACCAATCCATTTTTCTCGAAGAAGACATTTAGACTATGCCCACCTATACCTCGTTCGACGAAGTCGGTATCAAAGAGAACGTTTCCGACGTGATCACCAATCTGAGCCCCCGGAAGGTCCCCTTCCAAAGCTCGATCGGCAACGAAAAGGTCACCCAGCCGCTGTTCCAGTGGCAGGAAGACACGCTGCGTCCCCCGGCTGCGAACGCTGCGGTTGAAGGCGCCGACGCGTCCTTCATCACCGTTACGCCGACGACCATGCGTAACAACTACACGCAAATCTTCACCGAAGCCCTGCAGGTCTCCGACCGCGCCGACGTCATCTCGACGTACGGTCGTAAGAAGGAAATGGCCTACCAGATGGCCAAGTCCTCGGCCGCGATCAAGCGCGACCGCGAGATCACCCTCGTTGGTCTGGCTGGCTCCAAGTCGGCTGGCACCAAGACCGTGGCCTCGACCATGGACAGCGTGCAGAAGCAGCTCGATGCTTCCACCGTCATCTACTCTGGTGCGTCGGACGGCTCCAAGCCGCTGACCGAGGCCCTGCTCGTGCAGGCCCTGCAGACCGCGTACACGAACGGCGCCGAGCCGACCCGCGTGCAGGTCACCCCGTCGAACTCCGTGGTCCTCGCTGGCTTCGCTTCGGCCGCTGGCCGTTACCGCACCATCACCGGTTCGGACGCGAAGAAGATTGTCAACGTGGTCAACCTCTACGTCTCGCCGTTCGGTGAGGTGAAGGTCGAGATCAACCGTTGGCTCCGTGCGAAGAACACGTTCATCTACGAGCCCGACCAGTGGACCAACGTCACGCTGCGTCCGTGGGAGCGTAAGAACCTCGCCAAGACCGGCGACAGCACGAAGGCTATGCTGCTGGGCGAGTTCTCGCTCAAGCACAAGAACTTCTTCGCTTCGGCCATGGTCGTCGAAGCCGCGACCGGCTTCTAAGCCAACCTTGGGGCTCCATCTCTTCCGTATGGGGATTTGGAGCCCCTTTTTTTTTCAAAGAGAATATGTCCGCAGACACTTTCTACGAGGAGCCGCAGCTTCTCGACACCCTCGTTGCATTCGACGAGGACGCCAGCACTGGCAACCTGATCATCCAGCGTACGCAGGAAATTCCCGACGACTGGCTCGCAGACATTGCGAAGCAGAAGGTCGATAGCGTCAACACCCGCTTTGGCGACTTCGGTCACCTCGCGGCGATCCCTGTTGAGGTCGTTGACGACATCTATCGCAAGTATGGCTTCGACATCATGTCGTGCCCGAGCGCGCGCGAAATCCTCAACATGCTGCGCCGCTACGAATTCGACAAATTCATTCTCACGAACAAACGCGTTTAAACACTAGATGACCCTTGGAGAACTGAAGGCCCAATTCAAGGGTCTTCTCAATAACGGCGTGGTCAACAAGAGCGACGCCCTCGTTACGACCTTCATCAACCAGTCGATCATGCGCATCCAGCGGGAGCTTCGCGTTCCCTTCATGGAGAAGCAGACGACCATTACGATCCCTGATGGCTACACTTCGCTCGCGGTCCCCTCGGACCTGCTTGAGCTGATCGCCATCATGGTGGATACCGATGCGGACGGCGTTCTGGAATATGAGCTGACAAAGACTTCCCTCAACAGGGTTGTGGCTGCCTCTCAGCTTCCGGGCGCTCCGCACATCTTCACTCGACAGGGCTCCGCGTGGATACTCGGCCCCCGCCCCGGCGTGGGTGATCAGGTGCTGATCTACTACTACGCCAAGTTCGCTGCTCTCGCTGACGACAATGCGACCAACGCGTGCCTCACAGACGCATGGGACGCTGTCATGTACGGCGCCCTCTCAGCTGCTGCTGACTTCCTCAACGACGACCGCACAGGCGTGTTCGAGGGCCGCTACCAGCAGATCATCAAGGCGCTGCAGGAGCAGGCCGACGCAGACGAGCTGGCGGCAGACGCTGTCGTGGCTCCGTGCCTCAACCTGGATCGCGACGGCGAATGGTAAGGAATTCCAAATGACCGCCTCAAACCGCGAGGCGAGCATCAGCAAGACGCTGACCTACGAAGGCGGCTACACCAATGATCCCCGTGATCCCGGTGGAGCCACCAACTGGGGCATCACCATCTTCGACGCTCGTCTCTACTGGAAGCACGACGCTTCCCCGGCCGACGTAAAGGCCATGCCGAAGTCGGCAGCCATCGACATCTACCGGCAGAAATATTGGGCCAAGCTCAGCTGCGACGACCGCCCGGCTGGCGTGGACTTCGTTGAGTTCGACTTCGGTGTGAACTCCGGTGTCGCCCGCTCGCTCGCCTATCGCAAGCAGCTGGACGCACAGAAGCTCACACCGGTCGCCTACGTGAAAGCCTTCTGTGCCAAGCGCAGCTCCTTCCTTCACTCGCTCAAGACGTGGTCCTGCTTCGGCAAGGGCTGGGGCCGCCGCGTCGCTGACGTGGAAGCCACGGGTGTCCGCATGGCGCTCGGCGCCTCGGGCAAGTCCGTCTCCAAGGGCCTCAAGAACGAAGCCACAAAGAACGCTGGCAAGGCCATCACGCATTCGACCGCTGGTGCCTCCACGGGCGCCGTAGCGGCTCCTGTGATCCAACACCTAGACTTCTCTACGGTCGCAGGCTGGGTGGTCGCTGGTGCGCTCATCGTCGGCGGCGTCTGGCTCATCTGGCACGCCGTACAGGCCAACCATCGCGCCAACGCCTACAACGAGAAGCTCAAGAATGCTTAACGAACTCTCCGACATCTGGGGCCGCCTCAAGGTCCACTGGCACGCCGTGGCGGTCGCTCTGATCGCTGCGCTTCCAATCATACTACAACAGCTCGACGGCATCGACCTCAGGCCGATCCTCGCGCAGCTCCTCCCGGCGCAATACGTTGACACGGTGGTGGCGCTGCTCCCCTTCCTGCTGCTCGTGATGAAGCCGATGCTTCACATGGAGGAGCCTGCGTCCGAAGAATGAGTACACTTTTCGGACTGCTCACGGGCATCCCGGGTTTCCTCACCGGGCTGCTCTCTTACCTCAACAAGAAGCAAGACACTGCAGCCATCTTCAATGGTAACGCCAAGGACGCCACGGTCGCCATTGTGCAGGCCGAGGCTGCCCGCACGGCGGCACTCAGGGACGTCA